CGTGCGAACAGTGCAAAAGCCGTCCACGCCGTCCACGTGCTGAACCACGGCGATCCCGTGCTTATTCAACGCAGGCACTACGATGTCACGCACCGAAGCCAGATCGGCGTATCGATTTTTCAGGTGCGAATTTTGCGCGTTCTTCGTTGCGTTGTTCATTGTTGCCTGGGCCGCTGCCAGAGCTGCGGCCAGCGTTTGGGGTGTCTTTGTTGCCATGGTTGCTGTTCCTTGGTTTGGGTTGACTTGCAGACTATAACGAACCGGCATAGTCTTAGCAAGCATAACCGGGAGGGAACATGCGACAAACAGAAACCGAAACACTGGGCCAAGCGGTGGCCCGTGTTCGCAAAAACAACGGGCTCACACAAACGGCGCTTGCTTCGTCGTTGGCGTCGATCGTGGGCTTTACTCAGGGGCGATTGTCACGCTTGGAGCGCGGGCGCTGGGTGCCGGGTGCCGGTCAATTTGAGCACTTGATCGCGGCGTTAAAGTGTACTGAAGAACAGGCGCGGACGTTGCGAGACGCAGCCAGCAAAGAAGCGGAGCGGCGCGCCCGTGTTGCGTGATGACTGGGTGATCATACACAGCGACACTGTGCAGGTCGAACCCGTAGCTAAAGGCCGGCCGCGGACGTTTAAGCAAGGGCGATATTACAAAACGATCACGCCTGAAAAGACCAAAGAATTCGAACGGAAATTGGCGTGGCTGTTTGCGTCGGCGCTTACGCTTCGGAAGCTGAAGAAGATCGATCGGGATCAGGCGGTCGGCGTTTCGATCTTGTGCGTACATACGCGGCCCAAATCGATGCGGACGGCCCGGCACAGCGGCGATCTAATCTGGAAGACGACAAAACCGGACAGCGACAATCTGGCGAAGGCGGTCCTGGATTCGCTGGTCAAATCGGGCATATTGGACGACGACGCGCAGATCGTGTGGCACGAATGCGGCAAGGCTTACAGCGAGTATAGCCACGAAGAAAAACGCGTCACGCCCGGCCGTGTATCGATCGAACTGTTCGCGCTGCGCGGGGATGTTGAAAAATGATCGACCGATGGCACCCAGCACCCCAAAGCATGATCGACGCGGCATTGGTTGAGCGGTTCAGCAAGGCAAAACCAGCACCGGAAATCGTGGGCTTTTTGGCGGTGTTTGCGCGTCTCGATACGGCGTCACCATGGACGGCGCGAAGGCTTGCAGAATGGGCCGGATGGTCACGTTGGCAGGCAGCAAAAACGATAGACGCCGCCAAAGAATGGAAAGCAGCGTGGGCCGATTCCGGCCACTCCAAACAAAAAGCAAGCGGCCACCAATACCCAACAACGGCGAACACTTACAGCACCGATCCGGCCACTTTCCGGCCACTTTCCGGCACAAAACAGCCATCGCGCGCGGGGATATACAGAACAATACAGAACAATACAGAAACAACAATTAGAGATCATGATTCGGATTTGAGGGTAGAAGAGGGTAACCGCGGGGCGGAAGCTGTTCCCCAAACCGCGGCCGGCGTGGTGCCACCGGAACCAAACGGCACCCAACCAAAAGCCAAAAGCCAGCCCAGGCAGATCGGCAACAAACGGACCCGCGCTCTATGGGAGCAACTGAACGAACGCAGATCGGCAGCGCGCAAGGTTCGCGGACCGCTTAAGCTCACGCCGGGCATCGACAAGGCGTTGAAGCTCGCCCTAACATACGCCCAACCTGTCGACGTGTTGCACGCTTACGAATACTTTCTGACGGCACCCGGCGCTCGTTGGTGGCAGGATCGCGGGCTTGACCTGTCGCACTTTACCCGCCAAAAGACGCTCGAAAAGATGATCAACGAAGCCCAGGAATGGAACCCGACAGCACCGCAGGAAGACAGCCGGCCGGATATATTCGAACTTGGCCCGGAAGCGTTCGACGCAGACGGAAACATAATCGACCACAACAGCCAACCAAGGAGCAGCACCTATGGCAACTGAACAAACAATTGCACAAATGCTCGATCGCATTGCGAGCAACTACAGCAAATTTCCGACATGGGCAGAAGAAAACCGGCAGACGTGGGCCGCAGGGTTGAAAAACTACCCGGATCGGATTGTAGTCACGGCCGTCAAACGCTGGATCAATGAGCAAAACAGAGCGCCCAACGTCGCAAACATTCGCGGTTTGATTAAAGGCATGCCGCACCAGGGCGAACCAGAACAGCCGAAAGGGTGCCGCCGTTGTTCGTACACTGGGCGCGTCGAGGTAGCGCACCACAGAAGCAGCCGGAAAGGCGGACCGGCGGTCTGCGATACGTACGTCGCAGCGTGCAATTGTCCAGCAGGCCAGCGGCTATCGGCGGGCGCTTATGCCATGTTTGAGGCGTTTGTGGACCGTCTACGATCGGACCCGTGGACGCTTGCGGTCTATCATTCAGAGCCCGATCAGCCGTTTTTAACAGACGCCCAACGCCTCAGCGCCGAAGCGTTAGAGCGCCGCGAACGGCTCAAGCGTGATAACGTAAAGGGGCAACGCTAACCGGGGGCGACATCTTGGGAACCAAAGCAGGCAGAAAGACGAAGTGTACGAAGGCGACGATCGATCGCGTGGCTCAGGGTATACGGTTGGGAATGACCTACCAGCTTGCCGCGCAGTACGGCGGGATAGGAGAGCGCACGCTATACAAGTGGTTGAAACTGGGAGATCAGCCAGACAGCGATCCGGCCTTTGTGCAATTTCGGCAGGCTATAAAAGCTGCAGAAGCTGACAACGCCGCGCGGTGTTTGCTGGCAATAGACGAAGCTGCCACCGACGGGAGCTGGCAAGCCGCCGCATGGATACTTGAACGCCGCCACAACTACCTGCGGCCCAACGTCGTACAACTGGAAACCAGGCGCGAGCCCGAATTGGAAGTGGTCGATCCGACAGCCGAAGACGGGCGGGCGTTGGTGATTGAGCACGTTTCGCAACTGCCCGAGGATCTGATCCTTGCCGCGCTGAACCTGAAGAACGCCAGTAACGCAAAGTGAATTTCGACTTGGCATTGGTGGCACGTGTAGCCGAACAGATACGCAACGATCCGCTGTACCTGTACGAACACGGGGAGCCCGGAGCCGGTGGTATGTCACCAGCGCAACGCGCCGCGCACATTAGCCAGCACCCGCGCCGGCTGTTTATGGGCGGTAACCAAATCGGAAAATCGCGATTCCTGGCCGCTGAATCGTGGTGGCATGCAACCGGCCGGCACCCGTTCCGAAACGTACCCGCCGCCGGTTCTCATGGCTGGATCGTTTGCGCTGACCTGCGCGCCGGCTGGCCCAACATTAGCCGCAAAATGCGCGAGATTCAGCCGCCCGGCATACTGGACGACCGCACGAAATACGACGACGCCCGCGGCTACACGTACATGGGATCCAAGATGCTACGGCTGCGCAATGGGTCGATCATTGTCGGGAAGTCAGGCACCCAGGAATTAGTGGCGTTGTCGGGTGCCACGTTGGATTGGTTGGCGTTTGATGAACCACCAAAGCAAGCCCATTTCAGCGAAGCCCGATCGCGTCTGGCTGTAAAGGCCGGGGCGTGTTTTATGGGTATGACTCCGATCGGGCGTCCGGTGGACTGGCTACGCGAACACGTGGAAGGGAACCCGCAAACAAACAGCGACCCGCGCGAAGACTGGGATTTGCACCGGGTAGCGTTGAACGTGGACAACTGCCCACACCGAACCGAGGAAGACATAGCAACGCAGATCGCCGGCTATGGCCCGTGGGAGTATCGCCAGCGCGTCCTGGGGGAATGGGACGGCGTCAGCATGGAGCGATGGATCCCAGGTTTTACAGAATCGTGCGTGTTTGGTGACGACAGCGCGCCCCCACAGGTAGAGACTGTCGGGCTGGGATGGGACCACGGCGAACGGCCCGGATCGTCGGTCTGTTATTTGATCGGCGTACGCAATGATCGCGTGTACGTTCTGGGGGAATGCGTCAGCAAAGAACGCAACACACCCGCCGCCGAGGCGGTAGCCGTTGCGGACATGCTGAAGCGCTGGGGAGTAAAGCCCGAACACATCGACGAGGCACGCGGCGACAGCAACAGCGCGGGCCGTATGGGCATGGGGTTAAGCGTGAACGATATGTTAGAACGCGCCTTTGCTGATTTGGTTGGGACCAGCCGCCCGCCGTTTTCGATCCGGGTGCCGTATAAGGGCCGAGGCTCAGTGAAGGCACGGGCGCGAATGCTCAACGCTGCGTGCGTTGACGGTCGGTTCTTTGTGCATGAATCATGCGCCGCGCTGATCCATACGCTGCGACATTGGCGCGGGGAAAACAACGATCTAAAACACAGTTACGACGCGGTGTCGTATATTTGCGATGTGTACTTACAGCCCGATTACGGCGACGATCACGGCCGCCTGATAATAGGATAGGGGGAAACCATGGCCGAAAAGAAGAAAACAGAAACAGAAGCAATAGAGCCCGGATCAGTGTTGATCGTAAAACTGGCTAAAGGTAAAAAAGAACCAAAGCCGCCGCCCGGTGTTCATATTTGGACCCTTGACGGGGATCGCCTGGTACTATCGCCGGCCGATATGTTTGCCCGTGGCTGGGTCCGCAGGAAGTATTGACCATGTATGCAGCACCCTCAAGCATTCAACCGAAGACGAAAGAAGATCGCGAACGGTGGAAAGAGCAAAGCCTTCGCTATCGGCTCTTGACCGGCGCACACGTTGAGGATCTACGCGACGAATTGCGGCGTTTGTTTGCGCGTGAAATAGCCGCCGATCTTGAATTTCACCCGGACATGAGCAGGAACCCGCTACGGATGATTGTCCAGCAATTGGCGAACCTGTACGCGGACGCGCCAAAAGTCCGAACCGACGATCCCGATGTGGACCTCTCGCCGATTGTTACGCCGCGGCTGTGGCCGTTGCAACAGCAGACCGAACGCCTAACGCTGGGGATCAATGAGGCAATTGTTCGGGTCGATTGGGAATGGTGGCGCGGTGCTACGGAGGCAACGTACCGCCCGATCTCGCCCGATCTGGTTGTATGCATTCCCGACCCAGCGCAACCAGACCAACCGATCGCCGTTCACGAGCTGCGGTCAAGGCTCCGAAACAACGGGGAACAGGTGTGGGCGTGGGATGTTTGGGACGTATCCGACCCAGCCGCGCCGGTGTTCCGCATTGAAATCCAAGGCGACAAAGGCCGACGCATTGACGCCACCGCGGAATTTGCGCCCGACCTGGTAGGCTCGTATCCGTACATGAGCGACGGCGCTCCCGTGTTGCCGTATGTCATCTATCATAAGACGATCGGCGCGGGTCTTTGGTCGTATCGCGACGGGATCGAATTGGTGCGCGGTTCGCTTCGCTTGGCTGCGTTGTGGACGCATTGGTGCGACGGGTTTCAATCCTGCGCACATCCGCAACGGTACGCGCTGGACGTTGACACCCAGGCCGGAATTACCCGGAACATCGCCGGCGTCTCTGTGGACGTTGTACCCATCGACCGTAAATCGATCCTTAAGTTCCGCAGCGCTGGACCAGGCACAGGTTCGATCGGTGCCTTGCAGCCGTCGATGGAACCACGCAGCGCGGCGGAGGCGTTGAAACTGTTCGGCCATGGACTGGCCGTCTATGCGGGACTGAACCCCAGCGACCTACAAACGACGCAAGCCCAAAGCGGCTATGCGATTGTTGTTGCCCGCGATGGTATGCGGCGCGTGATGAAAGCACGTCAGCCCGCGTTCATGGCTTCGGATCGGTTGCTGTTGTCTAAGGCCGCGCAACTGGCGAACGCTTACGGCGGGCACGCGTTACCCGTTGAGCCCGGCGCGTATTCGATCGAATACCGGGGAATCAAAGAAAGCGACACCGAACGCAAAGCGCGCGCCGAGCTGGTAAAGGCCGAATTGGAAATGGGGTTGATCTCGAAGGTCGACGCATTGCGGCAATTGCACCCAGAGATCGAAAGCGACGAAGAAGCGATCGATCGTTTGTTGCGTGTCAGTAGCTTCGAACGAATCTTAAACCAAGCGCCCACGGCGGGCGATAATGCCGAACAGGGGAACCAATGAGCGAAGAAAACAACACAGCACCAGCACCAGAAGCACCCAGCAACGGAGCGCCAAAGGGTAACGCCACCAACGCGGCGTCGGTCCCGTCGTTCCGTTTGCGCGAAGAAAGCGACCGGCGACGATCAGCGGAAACCAGGGCGCAACAATTGGAGGCGCAATTGGTCGCATTGCAGGGCGAATACGAGAAAACGAAAAGCGGCCTTGGGCAAGTACAGACACAGCACGCCCAAGATATGCATTTGATCGGCTTAGGGTTCCAAGCAAACAGCGTTCGACGGTTCTTTCGGCGCGAGTATTCCGACAGCGTAGCCGAAATGCAACCAGACCAGCGCCCGACGTTCGAGCAATGGCTGGAAGCGTCAAAGGGCGATCCGCTCTATTCGGTACACTTTGAACGGTTGAACAACGCTACACCGGCACCAGAAGCAGCACCAGCACCAGCACCGCCGCAGACTTCCGACGCTTTATTGGCGGCGGTTAGGGATGCGCTCAACGCAAACCCAAACGCAGGCGCAACACAACCAGCCGCGCACACCGGCCGCGAATTTTCAGGGGATGAGATCAAAAGCATCCGCGGAAAGGCGGGCGGCGGTTTGGGCGCTCACAAAGAACAGATCCTGGCGACGTTGCGCGCTGAGGGTTTGATTAAGTAGCCTTGCACTATTGTCTGTTTCGTTTAACACTTAACCAAGAGCACCCGGCCCGATAGCCCGTCAGCTATTGTAGACGCTCAACAATTCAACACAACAAACCAAGAGGTTTTAAAAAATGGCTGACGAAATTACCTTCACCGGGTTGAGCAGTGCAGGCGGGCGCGTTGCTAACGTGCTTTCTGCGATGCTCTTTGAAAAACTCCACGATCCTACCGACCTTCGCGCGGTAATGACTGAGGTTCCATGGAACCAGATCGGATCTGACACTATGCGCGTCACAGTTGACGGAGCGCCCGGCGCATTTGCCGCGGCTACTTCGGAAACGGCCGGCGGCGGTGCCAACTCCGCTTACGGTTCCGCAAAGTTCGATCTTCAGATTGCACGGTATATTCGCCGCTATCAGATGTCCGACCTGTTCGGCGTTAGTGGTGGACCGATCGACGTTAACGCAGTGGTGCAAACCTTGGCCGATGGCGTTGGTCTTACCATGACCGACATTCTCACGCCGTTGTTCAACGCGCTGTCGTCGTCTGTTGATTCGGGTACGACGTTTACTGTTGACGGGTTCTATAACGCTGTCTACACGCTGAACCTGGCCGGCGCTGTGTCGTCTGCTGAAGCGCCTTACAGCCTCGTTTTGCATCCTAAGCAAATGAACGAACTTCGCACATCGATCCGCGGTGAGGGTGCCGGATCTCCGATTCAGTACGTGTCCGCAGAATTGATCGCGGCCCGTGGTCCTGGCTACCAGGGCAAATGGCAAGGCGTCGACATTTGGCAAGCCGACAGCATCTCACAAGTAGACGGATCTTCGCACTACAGTGCGGGCATGTTTGCTAAGGATTGCTTCGCCTACACCATGGCACCTGTCAAAGCGTTGACCGGTCACGTCCCAGCGTCGAACATTATTCTGGACGCGGGCGAACTGTTGATCGAATCCGATCGCGATTCTGTCAACGGCTTGACTACCGCGCTTGCTTCGATGTTTGTAGCTGTGTCCGAAACACAAGACGCACTCGGATGCGAGATCAAATCAGACGTATAAACCACACCGGGATCGGCTCCGCTTTGGGGCCGGTCCCGTTTTCTATAGGGGAACCTAATGCCACAACCGATCACACTTTCACAGCCTAAGACGGACCAGCAAACCGTCGAAAGCCGATCCGGTCTTCCAACACACCGCCACCGGCCACAAGCGCGGTTCGTATATGTCGTCTATCCTAAGTCCTGGGAGTACGACGACGCCCGCGGCTTTCTTCCCGTTATGCGCAGGCTCACAGCGAAGCCCGGCGCGAACGGTGTGGACCATCGCGGCAACTTAACAAAGGCCGTAGCCGCTGCCGTTCAGAAGGGCGGAACATACATCGATCCCAAGGATACGCGCCTGGGTCCGTTTGTCGACTATGTCGGGTATTATGATTGTGACAACGGCCAAAAGTGGTACGTGGATTTCTGCTCGAAGGCTACCGTATTGTCCAGCGGTGAGATTGTATGGAACAAAGAAGAAGCCAGCGAAGCGTTCGCAGAATTCCGCGCACACTTGGTCAAGGCTCAGATCGTGCCGGCGTTGATGCCTGAAGTGTTCAATTGGCTAATTGACCGCGAGCAAAACCGAGCAAACCAATTGCACCAGCGCGCCGGCCAATCGCCAGCCGCGGCCAAAGAATACGAAAGCCAAACCAAAAAGATCGACGCAATGCGCGCCGCCTGGGAAGCAATGAACGCGAGCAAGGCCAAAGCAAAAACGACAAACGCGCCGCAGAAGAAAACAGCGGCCAACATCTTAGAGGGTTGATCCATGACAAAGAAAACCGCCATTTTGGCATGCGAACAGGAATTGAACCGCGCCGCCTATGCGGCCAAGAAAGCGATCACGGATCCGACCAACCAGGACAAACACGTAGCCGCCGCAGCCGCGCACATTGCAGAAGCAGCAAAGGCGATCAAAGCCGCCGCACCTGCTAAGGCTCCGGCCAAAGCACCAGCAAAGAAAGCACCAGCAAAGAAGGCGGCGAAGAAATGAGCGGCGAAGACCCGAACGGAAGAAAGGCGATCGATCGCATGATCAAGCAGATGACCGAAAACGGGGTCGATCGTAAGTACGCCAAAAAGAAAGCGCGCGAAGCCGCGATCCGTCACGATAGAAAGAAGCAATACAACCGATAGGGATCCACCATGTCCAACACGCTATGGTCTGCCCGGTTTACCGGCCCGTCAATGATCGAGCGCGGAAAGGCTCAGGATCTCGCGGTAACGATAGAAGAAGCGGGCGCGGCGGCGTCTGTCGCTTCGGCTACGTTCACGCTGTACGACCCAGAAGGGACAAAGGTTAAAGACGCCGTAGCGGCCACCGTAGCGGGCGGAACGGTCACCGGCTCGATTGCGGGAGCGGATACAACAGACAAAGACCTGGGCCGAAATTGGTTGGTCGAATTTGACGTCACAATAGCGGGCAAGGTGTACACGTTCTACAACGACGCGGTGTTGTGTTTGTCCAGGCTCTACCCGCCTATCGGTCAAACCGATCTGATCGCCCGCCATTCCGACGTGGTAAGCCTTGTGGCTACGTCGAAAGCGAACCTGCAGGACTACATCACAACGGCATGGGCAGACGTCACCAACCGCATGTATTCCGACGCGGTGCCGTTTTGGAAGTTCCGCACGCCGTCGGCTTTGCGCGGTCCATTGTTTGCGCGCTGCTTTGCGTTGATCTTTCGGGACTATTCGACGCTGTTTGATTCTGGCGACCGTTACGCCGAGCTGGCCGATCGGTATGACGAAAGCTACGAACGCGAATTTGATCAGATGCGAAGCAAGATCGATCTAAACGAAGACAACACGATCGACGGTGACGGCGTGCCGGCTACCGCTTCGATCCATCTTTCCAGCGGGCCGCGTCGTCGATGGCTTTGAGCTTTGACGATGCGCTGACGGCGGTGATCGCTCGCCTGAATGCGGCCGGGTTGAACCAGGCTCGATCGCCGTTGGGTGTGAAAAACGAAAGCGCGCCGCGTATCGATCGATCGTTTTCTGTGTTGCCTTTGGGCGTCACAATGACGCAACGCGGGCGCGAACGACACCGCGCCGCCTATCGGTTCCGGGTTGAGCTATGCCACGCGCTCCGACCATCGGACGGAATGGAAGCACCGGATCAAGCGTTGAAAGATTGGGGCACCGTTCATAAGCAGATCGTTGTGGGTGCTACCACGCTCACCACAGAAGGATCGATCGAGTTCGGTCCAACGTCGTACACGTACACGGGCGGCGGTGCTTTCTTGGTTGCCGGTTTTGATCTGACTGTTTCTACCGATTTCCCCTTGGCTGTGTAGTGGCTGTCAGTGTCGAGATCCGTTTGCGTTCGTTGGAGGAATACATCAAACGCAGACACGGCAAAACGCGCAACACAACGCCCGACGAAGAAATGGTGATCTTTCGGTATGCCGATCAAATCATCGAATACGTCAAAGACAATTGGCCCGTCGATACGGGGACCAGCCGCGATCGATGGTTGTATGAATTCAAAGCCACCGCCGGCCGTCTGTCGTTGTTTGTAGAAAACCCTATGTTTTATTCGGAATTTGTACACCGGGCAGGGGGTTCGCCGAACGATCCGCTATGGCGGCGCATCGTGCCGGAGGCGTGGGCGATATTTAAAGAACCAATGCTGGCCGATGTGCGGCGGCGCGTCGATGCTACAGAACGAGCGATCGAACGCAAAAAGAAAGGCAGATCAGAAGGCTTGCTCGATCTGTTGCGCCGGCCCGATTTCGTCGACACCTTCGCGGAGTTTTTCGGTGTCTGATTCGTTCGACGTTGAAATTACCATGTCGATCGACATTGAAGCGATCGAGCGTGAATTAGTGGGCGCTGAGGTCAAAGTGATCCAGGCGGCACGCGCTGATATGTTGAACGACATTCGCAAACAATGGACCGGCTGGAAATACAAAGACAAGAAACCAGAACAGCGCGGCAATTCGTTTCGAGGATGGAAGGGCAGCGAACAAACGCAGGCCAACGCCTTTGCGATTCTGATCGAAAACCAGGCGCGGACGTACCACGATCCAACCAAGGGTTACTCGGCGTATGTAAAGCGCCGCAAAGGGGCCCAACCAGAATTCGAAATCGTGTTCGAAAACCTGTTACAATCGAACGTGCCACGGCTTGTAGATGATTTATCAGCAGCCATAGCAGACACGATCAACACCGACGGCCCGCCAAAACGGGTACGACAAAACAAGACCAGCAGCTACCAACGAATGACCATAGAGTAATAGAGGACTTGACATGCCAACAGTGAAAGTGCCACGTGACGGAACGCTGATAATTTCAGACGGAACCGGAAGCCCCAACACGTTTACCGTCAATTATGAAGACGGCGATTTCAGTTTTTCCGACGATAAAACAGAGCGGATCGTTATTCGCGATCGTGGAACGATTGTTGGTCTTCGCAAGGGCGACGACAGCGTGGCGACGTTTTCGTTTTCTACCTACCTGACCGAGTTCACCGACGGATCAACGGCGTTGATCTGCGACATTATCGAAAAGACCGGAAGCGCGGCGGCGTGGATTTCGACCGGTGGCACGGGATACGAACAGTACTTGCTTGACGTTCAACTGAAGATCGAAGGCACCGATCACGGTGACGGCAGCGACGAAACGTTGACGCTTACCAAGTGTTTTCTAAACTGGGATTTTGCGGAAGCCAAAGAGGGAAACAAAATCAACGTGACCGGCGAAGTGTACGGAACACGCGTTCGGGCGTAATCGCGCGCCATTTGGGGAAATATGAAACCGATCGAATTGGGGAAATTGGGATCGGTCCAGGTGTCGCAGCCTGGATCGTTTGCCGTTGTGTCTGATCTGTGCGCTGAGTGGAACGAAAACGCCAGCCGCGCCAAGCTCGCCCGGCTATGCGCTGCGGCGATCGGCGTCTGTTGGTCAACCAGCAACGAAGGCAAAAAGCCGCCGCGGTATGACTTCACAGCAGCCGATCCTATTGGCTACGGTGGCGCGGTGCTGGATTGGCTGTTTGCGTTTGGCGTGCCCATGTCGAGCGTATACGAAGCCGGCGGCGCGTTGATCTCTGAACTGTTCAAAATGATCCCGACTGAACAAGAGGTAGAACAGGCCGAGAATTTTACCGAACCGGAAGCGGATCAATCGATCGAATGATCCTTGCCATAGAGCGGACCTGGCACCGTGATCCGGGTTGGTTCTATACGTTGCCACGCCCAAAACAGATCGCACTAATAGCCGATCACCGCTTAGCGATTGAAACGCCAACGCGCACAAAGAAGCAGGCAACCAAAGCAAAGCGCGCCCGATTAGATAGAATGAAAGCGAAGGCAACGCGAACAGGGGCGATCGAATAATGAGCAACGCAGAACGCAACGTACATATCAATATCACGGGCGATTCTGCCGATCTGAATTCGGAGCTGAAGAAGGTAGGCTCGAACCTGGACAATTTGTCCGATGCGGTCCAGGGCGTAAGCAACGACGCCCGCAAAGGGTTGGACGGCTTAGGAAAAACGGCCGCAAAAACCGAAGACAAGGTCGGCAAACTACCAGACGCAATTGGAGGCACGGGCAAAGCAGCAAAGCCCGCCGCGAACAATGTTCGAAATTTTGGCGACAAACTGCAAGGGCTAACCGACAACGCGGGCGATTCGTCGTCTGTCATGTCGGGATTGGCGGGCGCGTTTGGTTTGGTATCACCGGAAGCCCAGGAAGCAGCCACGGCGCTCGCTGACACCTTTGGAGGGTTGGAGGCAGTGGGCCGCAGTGGCGCGGGTTTGGTGGGCGTTCTGGGCCCGGTTGCGCTTGCTGTTGCTGCGTTGGGCGGCGCGTATGTTGTATTGAAGGGGAACCTGGAAGAAGCAAACGCCAAATTGGAAACAAACCGACAGCGGTTGAAATCCGTCATGGAAGTATCGCGGCAAGTGAAAGAAGCGGTATTGTTGGCAGCAATGGCAGAAGCGAACGCAGCGGAAGCCCGCGGCGATATCGACGGGCAGCGCGCCGCATCCATACAACAGCAGCTCGACGAAATAGCGATCGCACAATCGGCCACCGACATATTCGGCGCGCGCCGCGAAGCGTTGGAAGCAGAATCGCGAACGCTAAAACAAAACCTTGAAGTTCAACGCGAAGGCTTAAAAGAATCACAACGAATTCAAAAATTGGCCGTTTCCGACGCCGTAAAACGCGGCCAAGCTGCAGCCGAACAAATGAACATTGAGGCAATGAAGCGAACACGGCACGCGATGAAGCTAAACGAAACGCGCCAACAAACGTTAAACGCAACCGTAGACAAATACACCGCCGCGGTACGGCGACGAAACGCAGCCGACAAAGAAGCCGCCGCGGTTACCGCTCAATCTACGCAAGCGCAGACAACGCAAACAGACACCATAGACACAACAGCCGCCGCGCTGGCTACTCTACAAAGCGCCGCAGCCAAAGCGCAGTTTGCCCAGCTCAGCGATCGAAACAAAATCATCGCGGGATATTTCGACGAAATCGAAGCGATGCGCGAGGTAGCCAAAGAACACGAAAGCAACACGCAGATCCGCGCCGCTTTAGAGCTTGCCGAATTCGAACGCCGTAAACAATTAAGACAAGAATTGTCAGCGTTTGATCAGGCAGCGGAACAAGAACGGATCGAACGGATACGAAACAACAACGCCGAAATTTCCGCAGGAATGCGCGACCTTGCCGCCGCGTCTGGGGATGCATTCATGGCGATGGGTACAGCGGTTGCAGGTTCTAACAAACAGGCAGCCACCCGCGCTTTTAACGTCGGGAAAGCGTTGTCGGGTGCGTCTATTTCGATCAAGTACGCCGAAGCGTTAATGGCAGCGCAGGCCGGGGGGCCGATCATCGGTCCGATACAATCGGCAATTGCCACGGCTACATTCGCCGCATCCATGGCAAGGCTGGCAGCTACTAAACCATCGTTCCACGCCGGAACCGGCATGGTGCGCGCGCCGTCGGGTGTGTCTGAAATGAACGCACGGCTACGGGACGGGGAAGCGGTGGCCACTCCGTTAGGTGCGGAAATATTAGGACGCGGAAACATTGAGCGAGCGAACGCCGGAATCGGTGGCGGTGGCAACGGTGCGCCGGTTGTGTTCCAATACGAACACCGGCAATTCTCGCGCTTCATTCGTGATCACGTGCGGATGCGTGGGCCGCTTGCTAAGGAATCACAACAAGGCCGCGCCGCCGGTCATCGGAGCCGCTAACCATGGCAACAGACAAAACGCCCGAT